GTAATATAGGCGCAGCCTACGGGCCAGGTCAGTGAGCTATCTTCCTGCCGCGTAAGGCGGCCGTAAATAGCTACGCCATCGCCCTGGCAGTGATTCAGTGAAAATCGTACTTCGAGATCAGTAGGAAGATGACCTAACTTTTCTTCTAATCTAGAAGTCAGATAATCTTTGACTTCATCGCTATCCATAACTTCATATAGGAATTCCTGATATTCCCGGATAGCTCTCTCTCGCGCATCACCTTCTAATTCCTGGAAGGTATATCGCCTTACCGTGTAGTACTTCATCTCTTCATCTCCATTCCGCATTAGGTCATTCGCCTAATATGCGGCCACCTTCCAGGGATATCGCTAGCCCTGGAAGATAGTCGCGTATTACGCCTTCCGCATAGGCATCAGTAACGCCCTCCAGGTTACTTTATTGCCCTCCAGGCCGATGATAATCGGCTTCTTTTCATCGATAAATTCGATCGTTACGCTGCCACCTTTCCCTACGATCTTCGCGTAATCGGCAAAGAATGAAGGATTCAGAGTGATATTCGCCAGAGCTACCCGCGGTTGATCTTCCGCGGGCCATAGTTGATCAGTGGGAGGGTAAGTACCATCAAAGGCGCGGAAGGATACTTCCTGATCCAGATAGCGGGCCGTTACGCGATCACCATCGCGCTCGATCGTCATATAGGCATAACTACCCTTCGCTGCCTTCGCTAACGCGATGATCTTCTTAGCATCATCGACCGGAATTACCGTGGCAGGTAGTGATCCCGCCATAGTTTCCACTTGCTCTACTTTTCCCTCGATCAAGCGATATCTATCGGTAGCCCTGGCGATCACCAGATCGCCGCTAGATTCGATGCCGATCGTGTTGAGTAGGGGCAGGCTCTTATCCTTGCCCGCGTGGGTAATTACTCCCTCTAATAGCTCTAATAAGGTGCCCGCGTGAATTGCTACCGTGCCGGTAGTCTTCGCCGCTTTTTCTTCTAGTGATGCGCTCATATTCTTTCCTTCATCTCTTATTCATCGCCGCCCTTATGGCAGCGATGCCGTATCGGTAAGGATACGATCTAAGGCAGGGAATATCAAGCATCCCTGCCCTAGCTCTTAGCCTTATCGGTAACCGATTAGCTGGCACACTCTCCCTTCTATCGTGTCGCGACATTCGCCATAAACCGGCTCCAGGAATATCGCCGCGGCCAGGATGGTGAGGGCCAGGGCCGCCAGAAGGGCTAATAGTATTTTCTCCTGGCGCATCACTCACCTACCTGGATGCCCGCATACCGGACAATAGTGTTGAGGGTTATATGAATCTCACAATCGCACAATTCTCCGCCGCCCATATTCTCCTCGTATTCCAGATGGGAATAGTTATCCTCGTACATCTCATTGATCAATTCCTGGAGAGTGTCGCGCATCATTCCTCCCCGCAATCGCATAGATGGCCGCAGGTATAGCAAACATAACCGCATCCCCAGGCCGTGTTATACCCGTACACGCGGCGGCCATCGCCGCCTATAAAGGTGTACCAGCGGCCCGCGGCATCCATCGCCGCCCCTACACTCTCGCGCTCTTTTTCTATTGACCAGCTCATATTTATTCCCTTCATCTCGTTTATTCTGGGATATTCATCCCCTACCCTCCCCAGGCCGTAGCCTGGGAAGGATAGGTAACGCCCTCCCTAGCGGCACTCTGGGCATACCATCGCGTCATTCTCCGGCCGCTGGTAAATCTCATATTCATCCACTATCTGCCCGCACTCTTCGCAGGAATAGAAATCCTTCCCCTCTTCCTGGGTCATCTTCATCAATAGCTCATTGATGTCGCTCATCATCTCTCCTCCTATAACCATTCCTGGCGCAGCGATTCGCGGCCGTCTAGGCCGTATAGCGCGATGCTTACACTCTCCACTAGATGCCATCCCATATCCATTCCCAGGCCCTCTACTCTTACGGCCCTGCCGCCATTACGGTCTATGAGCCGCCAGCCTAGAAGGCGGGCCACCCAGAAGGTGATGGCATAGATGCGGCCATCGCGTACACAATAGACGGCAATATCTCGCGACATTCCAGAGCGGCTAACGCTCTTTACGCTGGTATAGACGGTACTACCAGCAGGTAGCATCTTTTCTAGCTGGAAAATAGCTTCCTGCCGTATCTGCTTTTTTTCTAGTGCCTTCATCTCTTTTCCTTTTCTCTTAGCGGAATCGGTTAGCGATTCCCTACCGTTGCCAGGTCATCGAAGAGCTGGCAACGATAGGCAACGGCTACGCCTATCTAATTTTTGATCATCTGGTGATTACTACCATCGCTCATCGAATAGAGCAACGGCCCATTGATGAAGAGCGCTAGCAGCGGCTAGCTCTTCCTCTTTTCCTTCTGTATCAAAGTAGAAGGCCGTAACCGTGTTGAGGTCACAATCTTCTTCCACTCTTACGCCATCTTCTTCAGGGAAAAAGAAGGTCATCGTGCGGAATCGGTTAGGGGCAGATTCCGCGAATAGAAAAGGATGCGAATCATCCTCACCAGATTCTTCCAGCTCTTCCCGTAATTCATCAGTAAGGGCTAGTAGTTGTTCTTCGCGTAATTCCTTGCTCATATCTTCATCTCCATATCTGGCAGGCAGGCCCTGCCATAGCTCAATTATGAAGGAAGGCTAGGGAGGAATCAACTACCAGCGGGAGGGAATTACTAGCCCGCCATCACCAGGGCCAGGGCCAGCTCATCCAGGGCCAGGGCATCGAAGGGGCCAGGGAATCACCAGGGCCAGGGATGCCGCCGCCTTCTGGGGTATGCCGTTAGGCCGCTGGATGCCGTTAGGCCAGAGCCGCCCCTATAAATATCTAACCTCCTTCCATCCATTAGGCCGCCCATCCCTGGGTATTGTCGACATATCGCCATATAGACAAGGGAAAACCATCCAGAAAAAAAGGGGAACGACCCCCCGTTGTTGAATCGGCGCGACCGAGATGTCACATACCCACAAAAAATATTTCGACTAAAGTGAAGATCCCGTGACTCGGCCATTTAAGCCACTTGTTCCTGTGAGTTCCATCACATTCCAATATATTTTTCCAAAAAATGGGAAATCGGGTATATTTCCCGCCTTATATATAGTAGGGGGATGAAATCCCCGCGCCCTCTGTGAAGCGGGGATGAAGCCCCCGTGGCTGCTCCGGTCTTACGCCTCCGCAGCCCCCTAGGGCGTAGGAGGCGATCTACCCTAGTTCGCGCCTTCACAGCTTGCGGCGCTCAACTGATCCGCTCCGCTACTTCGAGCAAGGACCATTAGGAGACTTATGGCAGAAAACTCTGCCGATATAGCTAAGAGGATCATCCTCAAATCTGTCGCAGAAGGACTGACAGTAGACGCAGCCTGCAAGGCTGCAGGCAAATCGATCAAGACCTACGAATACTACCGACGCACCGATAGAGCTTTCGCTGACAAGATGGACAGAACCCGCTTGGGTTTACGCGAAAAGACTTTCGCGTCCACCGATGTCACAGAACTGACCTTTGAACAGTTCCGCGAAAGGTTCTTGCACAGCAAGACCTTCCCGCACCAAAAGAACTTAGTGGATGTCATTGAAGGTCGCCAGCCGAGCTGGCTCCACGAATCGATGAAATACGAGCAAGGACAGCCCAACCGCATCCTGCTCAACATCCCGCCCAACCACGCCAAGTCGATGACCATTACCGTCGACTACGCGACCTGGCTCATCTGCCAGAACCCAAACTTCCGCATCCTGATCGTCTCCCAGACACAGCGCCTTGCGGCCGATTTTCTCTACGCCATCAAGCAACGCCTGACTCACCCAATGTATGAAGACTTACAAGCAGCCTACGCTGCTGGCGTAGGGTTCAATTCCAAGAGCGCGACCTGGACTGCTACCCGCGTGACCTTTGGTAACGAGCTACGCGAATCTTCGGAGAAAGACCCGAACCTAGAGGCAGTCGGTATCGGTGGTCAGATCTACGGTAAACGTGCCGATATGATTATTGTCGATGACGCGGTGACCCTTTCTAACGCTAACGATTTCGAGCGCCAGATCAAATGGCTCAACCAAGATGTTCGCTCCCGTCTCAACCCGACGGGCAAGTTGATTATCATTGGTACCCGCGTAGCAAGTATTGATCTGTATAAAGAGCTTCGCTCTCCTGAGCGCTACCCTGGTGGGATTAGCCCGTGGACTTATCTAGCGATGCCAGCACTTCTGGAAGCGCACGAAGATCCCAACAAGTGGGTCACTCTCTGGCCTTACTCCGACCAGCCCTTTGACGGGCAGCCGGAAGAGGAGAAAACCGAAGAGGGTCTCTACCCCCGCTGGTCAGGCAGAAATCTTTTCAATGAACGACAGCAGATGGATAGCTCCACCTGGTCGCTGATCTACCAGCAACAAGATATCTCGGACAACGCGGTCTTTGATCCCATCTGTGTCAGAGGCGCGATTGATGGGATGCGTAAGTCAGGCAGACTCACTCCTGGCGTTCCAGGCCATCCACATAATGTCAATGGATTTATCACCGTCTGCGGGTTAGACCCCGCGATCGTGGGAGATACGGCAGCAATCTGTTATGCCATCGACCGAGCAACGCATAAGCGCTACATCGTCGATGCTATCAAGATTACCCGCCCCTCGCCAGCGCAGATCCGTCAGTTGATCTTTGACTGGACGGCGGCCTATACGCCCGCCGAGTGGATCATTGAGAAGAACGCTTTCCAGCAGTTCCTCACCCAAGATGAAGGTATCCGCCAACATCTGTCTACACGCGGCGTGTACTTGCGTGAGCATCACACCGGTTCCAACAAATGGGATACCGGATTTGGTGTAGCCAGTATGTCCTCACTCTTTGGTACCAAGCAAGCCGATGGCAGACACCATCGAGATAACTTGATTCATCTACCCTCTGATCAAACCGAAAATATCAAGGCTCTGATTGAGCAGTTGATCACCTGGTCGCCAGAGACAAAGGGTAAGACCGATATGGTGATGGCGCTTTGGTTCTGTGAGATCAAGGCTCGTGAAGTCTTGAACCACGGACAGTATGCCAACCACCACCTGAAGAATCCATTCCTCACGCGCCACGAGCGCAGTAAGAGAATGGTGGTCAATATTGACCAACTGCTAGAAGAAAAAAATCAAACATTTATTTAGGAGAACACAATGCCAGCACCAAAAAAGCAAGATACACCTTTAAGAAAAGCAGAGATTAGATCAATTAAAGCCGGAGCAAAAGCAGCAAAAGATCCAATGACTATGAATAAAACTGCTCGTAATTCAAGTCAACTAAGCGCTGAATACAACGCTGGTTATATTGCTGGCAAAAAAGATATGGCCGCTTTTAAGCGTAATCAAGCTAAGAAGAAATAAGGAACTATTATGCCAGCACCTAAAAAGAAAGCAACTGCCTCTAAAGCAACTATGAAGACAGGATCAAATTCTGACGGAGTTGCTATGCGTAATCGTAGCGCCTATATAGACGCAGTACAGAACATTCGTGAGACTTCAGAAACCCGTAGAGATGTGTGGGATGCTGTAGATCTTATTGCCAAGGCAGGTAAGAAGTTCAAGCAAGATCCAACCAAAGATATTGCCAACTGGAAGAAGTTTGTTACCAAGGTAACACCAAAGGACGCTAATCCAGCCTGGAACAAAAAGAAGTAAGGAACTTAATTGCTAACAGCCAAAGAGATCGCAGCAAAGGTATCGCGTCTAACCACGCGCTATTCTGCCCGCGACCAACGTATGCGCGACGTGCTATCAGTACGTCAAGGCGATATGAGCAAGGTCTATCCTTCGATGTTCTCCGAGGAGTACCCAAAGCCTCTTATCGCTAACTTCATCGACGTTGCCGCCCGCGATCTCGCTGAAGCGATGGCACCCCTTCCATCCTTCAACTGTGCTGCTACCAATATGGTTTCCGATTCACAACGCAAGGCTGCTGATATGCGTACCCGCATCGCAAACTACTACAGCTCAGCATCAGAGTTACAACTCCAAATGTATTCTGGTGCTGACTGGTTCAATACTTACGGCTTACTTCCTGCCATTGTTGAGATGGATTACGATACTAACAGTCCTCGTATTCGCTTGCTCAATCCTTTTGGTGTATATCCAGAGATCGACCGTTTTGGTCGCACCATCTCCTTGACTCAAGTAATACAAATGGATGCTGAGTCTTTGGCTATGCAGTACCCAGAGTTCTACGATCAAATCATTGGTCGACGACAATATCAAACAGGATCTCCATATATCGAGGTTGTCCGTTACCACGATGCAGAGCAAGATGTAATGATGATTCCATCGCGGATGAACCTTGTTCTTTCGCAGACAGAGAATCCACTCAAGAAGTGTATGGCTCGCGTAGCGATGCGCTACAGTCTTGACGGCGAGGCTCGTGGTCAGTTTGATGATGTCTTATCAGTACAGCTCGCTCGCGCTCGTTTTGCAGTCTTGCAGATCCAAGCAGCAGAGAAGTCCATCCAAGCGCCGATTGCTATTCCCCAAGATGTTCAGGAGCTTGCTCTTGGCCCTGATGCGATTATGCGTTCTGCCAATCCGCAAGCAATTCGTCGCGTTCCGCTAGAACTTCCTAATAATGTTTTTGCTGAGTCTGGTGTACTAGAGCGTGAACTTCGTTTAGGAACCCGTTACCCAGAAGTGCGTAGCGGAAACATTGACGCATCAGTTGTCACTGGTCGTGGAGTGCAGGCACTCCAAGCAGGATTCGATACCCAGATCAAAGCAGCACAAGCACAGTTTGCTAAACTCTTTACTGAGTTGATTGGTCTATGCTTTGAGGTAGACGAGAAAATGTTTGGATCTCAACAGAAAGAGATTCGTGGTGTAGATGATGGAACTCCATATATTCTCAAGTACGTTCCATCCCGTGATATCAAGGGTGACTATGCTGTCGATGTCCGTTACGGCATTATGTCGGGTATGGATCCTAACCGAGCAGTGATCGCTCTACTACAGATGCGTAGCGATAAGCTCGTATCCCGCGACTATGCTCGTCGAGAACTTCCTATCGATGTCAATGTGACTCAGGAAGAACAAAGAATTGATATTGAAGAGATGCGCGATTCCCTTCGTGTAGCAGTAGCTCAGTACGCTCAAGCAATTCCCGCACTAGCATCGCAAGGACAAGATCCTTCTGAGATCATCAAGCGCATCGCAGAAGTGATCCAAGGTCGGCAAAAAGGTCTTCAACTGGAAACTATTGTGGAGAAGGCATTTGCTCCTGCTCCACCTCCGCCAGCTCCAGAGCAACCAATGCAACAGCAGACGGCGATGCCAGGAGAACAGATCTCAGCAGCAGGTGCGGTTCCCGCCGCTGCCTCGCAGGCCCCTCCTTCACCGGCTGGTGCAACCCCTGCTGCTGGTCAACCCCCAGTCAACATCGACGAACTACTCGCCGCCATCGGTGGCGCGGCTTAGCAGGAGGTGAATAATGATCAAGAAAGGCAAAGTAGCTAAGGCTCCAATGTCACAACCTACCAAGGGAGTGATGGACACAGCGAAACCAAAAGGCGGTAAGGTCGAGTTTGGATACACCCCCGCTGGACGCAAAGGAACAAAGGCTTAAATGAAGATTATGGTAAGGCGTACTGGGAGGTACGAATGAATCAACCGGTACGCCCGATCCATATCGTGATGACGCTGTTTATATTTGCTTTCAATATGCTCACCACGATAGCAGCTTTTATCAAGGAGATTGTCTATCTCTTTGAATCACATTTGAATTATCAATATGATCTCAACGATCGCATTGAAGAACTACACGAAGACTTAGAAAGACTACAGGAGGAATAATGGCAGGCAAAGGCGGATATCAAAAGCCTAATAAGCCAGCAACCTTTTCCCCTCCTGGCAAATATTCCAAGCGTACTGATGGTGGCCCAGGAGATACACGGCAGCCACAGATGAATATTCCTTCTGCTGGCTATGGTGAAGGTGTGGAGACTGCCGCCCTTCAGGGTGGCGCTCCATTAGCTGCTACTGGTGGATCTGCCGGAACACCACTACAACAGATTGCAGAGATCAAGGGAAAGATCACTCCTTTGGATGCTCCTACTCAGCGACCCGATGAACCAATCACGGCAGGTATGCCATTTGGTGAAGGTCCAGGACCGGAAGCTCTGCCCAACTTCCGTCAGGCTGAATACGACATTGTGGATAAGTATATGCCAGCACTTGTTCGTTATGCGGATGAGGCAGACACTCCACAGTCTTTTAGATTATTTGTTCGTTACTTACAGGGAAATCAGTGAACGATTTCGTAGCAAATGTTTCCGCGTTCGTAGAGTCACTAGGTATGGATGAGCCTGGAGTAATCCTTTCTCTCGCCAACATTCCCTGGGAGAGTAACGAAGACCGAGATCAATTTATCGAATTCCTTACTAGAGAGGTTTAGCTATGGCTCTCAAGTACTGGGATGGGGCAAAGAACTTTCTTAGCAATTCTCTAGGCGCTATTATCAATACGCCAACTGCCTTGGCAAACAACCTTACTAACGCTGCCATTCAGACAGGTTTCCAAAAGACTAATCCACAAATCAATACTACCGATTTAGCGTCTAATATGAACGAAGCTACTGCAGCAAAGAACGCGGCAGCTCTCAATAAGTCGCAGCAGTTAGCTCGTCAGGCTGTAGATACCGTTGCTAAACCAGCAGAAATTCTTAATATTGCGACTGCAGCAGATAGTATTTTAGGAATAGTAGATAGCGTTTATCAAACAGTTCGTCCGGTAGTAACAGAACCGTTATCCGCATATTACCTTGGTATGGCTGATTTCTATACCGGTAAAGAAGTTGATTGGCAAAAGAGCTGGAATCAAGCCCAGGAGATATCTCCAGGCCAATCTATGTCTAATTTCTATTCCAAATCTCTTGGTGAATTTGGCATTACGGATTATGCAAAAAAGGAAGGTCTCAATCTTCCCACTTTTCTTGATCCTAATTTTAATATTGCAGATCCTATTGCTCGTAAGAAAGCATTTGAGGATGAAGTATTTGGCAAGTTGACATCGGGCTTTCTCGATGGAACAGTTGCGTGGTTTACTGATCCATTAGTTCTTGGTGGTAAGGCAATAGCAGCGGGTCAAAGATTGACCCTTACTCGTCCAATCAATAGTTATGACGATGTAATCAGGATGCGTTCTGATCTTGATATCCACGGTATGTGGGTTAAGAGTGGTGGAACAATGGGTCGTGAGACACCTATTGGAACCGCAGCGGAACGTCTTGTCGATAAGACACCAACAGAAGCATTAGTTGATCCATTAATTAAGAATTCAACCAATCCTCGTCTGCTTGCTCGTCTTACCGGTAATGCTAAAAGCTATGATGATGTTGCTGATATAATTGCTGCATCTTCAGGCGATGTTACCTCGATGAATAAACTACGAGCAAACCAAGCATCCGTTGCAGAAGATATATCGCGCAATCAGAACATTTTGACCGATATGCAGAAGGAACTCTCTATAGTAGACTGGGGAGCAGGCTCAATACCTGAGCGCATCTTTGCTAAAGAGGCAGAGAAGGTCAAGATGCAAAAAGTTCTTGACGATCTAATGCAGCGTAACGAGAACCTCAATGTCGCTCTTTCTGAGCGTGTGGGCGATTATCGTCTCATTCAAAACTTTACTGCTGGTATTGATGCCACTATTCTCGGCAAAAATATCGGAGTCCAAATCGAGAGACTTCGTGGACTCAAAGGTCAGGCAGAACATAACCTAACATTTTTCCCACGATCTTTCCAAGATAATGCTCTCGGTGTCAAGGTCAGCAATATCACAATGGCCTGGAATAAATTGCCTAATGGTAATGTTCGCGTTGACGGTGGTGGCCTAGCAGATTCTGCTACTGAAGTTAAAGCAATCATCAACTCTATTCCTGACTTCAAGCTTGCCTCGACTCCAGAAGAGGTAGCAATCAACCTAGAGACGAAGACACAACTTCTTGACAACTATATTTCCGCTACCAGTGCTACTGGTCGTCGTAATGCTCTTAAAGCTATTGAAGAACAGTCGATTGATGTTATAGCGAGCAGATACGGATTTACCGCAGAAGAAGCAAAAAAAATGTACCAATCTTGGGAACAGGTGCGATCGAATATTCTCAAGAGCTTCGAGAGCAGAGGATCGTATGTCGATGATAACGGCGATATCGTAACTTCTCCATTCTGGAAATCTGAGATGCCAAACGTCGTTCCAATGATGGACTTTGCTGAATTTGACAAGTTTCTTAAAGCGAATGTAGGTATGTTATCTTCTGCAAGATCTGTGGGTATGCAAACTGCGGCTGAATTCGAAGGGTGGTTAGACACACTCAATTCATTTTTCAAAGTGTCTGTTCTAACTCGTATTGGTTATCCAGTTCGAAATACCATTGAAGGTCAAACTCGTATTATGACCGTACTTAATAGTATGGTCAAAGCGGATAATGTCATCGCTAACTTTTCTAAGAATATGGCAACTCGTGCAAAGATAGCTAAACTTTATGCAACAAGAACCGTCAGTATTACTAATCCACGACAAATCAATACTGGAATAAATAAATTGCTCTATCAAAGAGATTCTATGGTAGAGGCGCGAGCATCTATCCTTGATCAGATTACTGAGCGCCAGTATTATGCCGGTGCAACTGGGGTCTTTGGTAAGAAATTAGAGAAGGAGACCGTAGAGCGAGCTATCCTATCTGAGACTCTTATGAAAGAGAAGGATACCTACCGTTTCATTGAGCTTCAATACAAAATGAAAGAGCAGGATGGCCTGCTTTACGGCAAGGATCATAAGGATTATATGAGCTTGCTCAACAAGGCTTATCGTACCTATGTATCAAAAGAGGTTCTTCCGACTTTACCTAAGGGAACTACCCTCGTTTATGCCGATGCTTTTGGCGGTGGAGTCTATTACAAGATTGAGGGCAAGCGTCTACCTAAGACTGCTGTTGGTGATTTCGATACCCGTCGTGGCGTTCCAGGGCAACTCCTTGGCGAAATGGAAGGCCCAGTCAAGGGAGTCAATGTTCGAGGAAAAGAACCATCTCCCGACATTCGAGTCTTTACTACCTACGAAAATTCTCGTAGTATGAATTATGACAATATTGCCGAACTTCTGGATGATGAATATAAGGTAGCAATCCAAACTTTTACTGAGAATATCAATAAGATTGATGAGCAGGTTTTAGACTTGATGGAAAAGTCTATGAAGCTCAATGCTATTAGATCAGAATTAAAGATTGTTCGATCCGGTGAAGAACCAGTTATCTTTAATCTTCCTAGCGGAAAAAGAGTCCAATTCTCTGGAGCTTTTCAGGGTCCAAATGCAGATCTTATTCGAGGCGAAGCATCTGGAGCAAAGACTCTCAACTGGATGTCTGAACAAGATGCCTATGTATCCTTTAACGCTCTCAAGGGAAGCAGTATCCCAGGATTTGGTAAGGGAACTTTTACTGGAGAGGCAAAGGTCGTCGCTCCGACAGATCCTCAATATTGGTACGAGATGGCTCGCATCTCCAATAAAATTCTTCGCAACGATCAACTAGCCACCAGACTTCTTCTTAATCAGTCCGATGAAGAGATAGCCACCTGGCTACTTTCTCAAAAAGGTAAATTCTACTTACGCGAAATTGATGCGGATGTTAAGAAGTCTGAAGTATTGCTTCATATTCAAGAAGCCCGTACTCGTGTACAGAAAATGATTCCAGACCCATTGGTGCGTCAGTTAATTGCTAGGGAAGAGCTTACTCCACAGCAGTTTGAAATTCTTTTCAGAGGACATCCTCAGTTGGATGTTCTGGCTGGACAAGAGTTCGTAGAAAACGGGCTTCGCGCCGGTCGAGGAAATATCCGTCGCAAACTCGAAAGAGGAGCAAGTAAGGTCATCAACACGATTGGTACTATGCCAGAGGATCGATTGGTTTCTTGGCCATTCTACCAACGACTATATGAGAATTCACTTCGTCAAGAGGTTCGCCTGGCTGAACGAGCAGGCAAGAATATCAATGATGAAGATTGGATTATTCAGGCCGAGCGTACTGCCCACGATACTGCTCGCACCACTTTGAATAAAACCTTATATCGAGTCTTCAATAATTATGGTGCTGCAAGTTTTATGCGTTTTATTGTTCCATTCTTTAACGCGCAATATAATGCTCTTTGGTATTACGGAAAGACTTTCGTAAAGGATCCTTCAAAGCTGGCTCGCGCCTCTATGATCTGGAATTCACCAAACAATATTGCTACGGTTGTTGACGAAGAAGGCAACGAAGTTTCTTCTGGAGTCGGTCCATCAACTCCTCAATATCTTCTATTTACTTTGAGTCCAGAACAGCGTAAAACTTTTGGGATTCCTGGCGGATATAACGTTTATATTCCAAAAAATAGCTTGAACATCTTTCTTCAGGGTGAGAACCCTATTCTTCCAGCATTTGGTTTACCAATAATGATCCCTACGACTATTATCGCTAACTCCAAACCAGATTGGATTGGCAATATTGAAGGATTTGTTACAGAGATTGCTGGAAAACAGGCAGCAGATCTGACCCTTCGATCCATTCTTCCATTCGGTAGGTCGGTCAAGGATCCACTGACACAAGCGCTTCCAGCGTGGCAACAGAAGACCTTACAACGTTTAGAAGGTGATGACAACAAGGTTTATGCCAGCATCGTCGGAACAGCGATGAAGGTTAATGACAATGAATGGCAAAAGAATGGTAAGGTGGGTAAACGACCTACATATAAAGATGCCATCAAGGTAGCCAATCAGATGTATAAGATTCGTATTGCTGCGAATCTGCTCTTGCCAGTAGCCATAACTTTGAAGCCAGAATGGCAGTTTATCGTCAACGAATATTCTCGTGCGCTCAAGGATCCTGCTATTGGACCATCAAAGGTGTTTGACTACCTATATAGCAAGTGGGGATTAGAGGGTCTATACGTTACCGCTCCATCAACTCGTACTGAAACTGGAGTGGTTAAGACTATTGGAGCAGTGCGTAATGCTCAGAAATATTCTAATCTCATAGCATCCTTCGATAAGTCATACCAGAGGCTTCCGTTACTGGCTGGATTTATTGCCAATTATGGAACAGTCGATAGTGGTGGCGAGGACTATGCCGCCAACTATTTCAGTGATCGTAAACTTCGAGCTGGCGGAAAGACCGTATGGTCTGAATCTCGTGCAGCAGATGATGTTGTAGAAGATCGTGAGATCCAAATTGGTTGGACCTTCTATCAAAAGGCACGAGAGAATCTTAACATTCGTCTTGATAGGGAAGGAATTTCTGGGCTAAATACTAAAGCGGCTGAAGATTCTGGTATCAAGGACGAGTGGGAATCTTATGTCGACGAGATGCGAAAGTTCTTCCCATTCTGGGGTAAGGCTTTTGATAATCCAGAAAAGACTATTGGAAAATCAGAGGCTTACGTCAAGGGGATTGAAACGATCCTTGCCGATAAGAAGTGGATGGCAGACAATGGAAATACTGCTGGAGCTAAGGCTCTTGTGGGATTTGTATCAACCCGTAAACTTCTTGTAAACACCCTTCAGCAGAGGAAGGCTGATGGTGGTTCCGCCAATATTGAGAATGAAAATAATTCTGATCTTTATGATGAATGGCAGAAATATATTCGAGATCTTTCTATATACTCAACAGAGTTTGCCAACCTATATACACGAGTATTAGAGAATGATAAGTTGGGAGCGATTGAATAATGAGTGTACCAGAGGCACCAAATCCAAATAAAATCCTAAAAGGTGGCGACTCAACCACCGCTCCAACTATTAATATTGGCTACGGTGTTACTGGCGTACCCACTGATGTCAAGAAGATCCCTGGATACATTGATAGTCTTGCTAGCACTAATCCAGAAGCTTTCAAGGCTATGGCTGCATCAATCAAACGCTTGGGTATACCAGTCCGTAAGTTTACTGATGTTGGTGTAGCGATAGCTGGATTTGTGACTAAGTTAAAGCAGGATACTAATCCCGCCCTCAGAGGTATTACTCTGGAGACTTTTCTTGCTTCAGCACCAGCAAAAGAGTCTTTTGCAGTACAGAAGAAAAAGAAGCCTACCAAGCAGTATTATCTTACAACCCCTGAAAATGCTGCGGCTGAACTTGATGCCGAGTTGTCAAAAACACTGGGCGTTACCGCGACCCCAGAAGAGCAAAAGGCATACTACAAAGAGTTGATAGCGGAGCAGAAAAAAGCTCCTATGGTAACTACCACTACTGATGGGATAGTTACTCAGAGTGCTGGATTCTCTGCTGCACAAAAAGAAGCATTACTTAATAAGTTCATAGCGGCACGAGCCGCTAAATCTATGGGCAAGGCAGAAATGGTCGGCGGAACACGCGTTGACGTTGCTGCTCCAGAACAATTTACTGGTGAATTTATTAAGAACATCAATGCTCTCAAGGCATACTCCAATGCTTATGGGGTTCCAATGAATGAATATGAAATAAGGCGAGCCGCCATTCAATCTATTACTTCTCCTGGTGGAATTGATGCACAGGCAGAACAGATCAAAGCGGTGGCAAAGGGCATCTATTCCGGTCTTGCTCAATTCATTGATCAAGGACTAACTCCAGAAAAATTGCTTCAGCCATACATCGCTAAGAAGGCACAGATTCTAGAAATCCCAGAGGAATCAATCACTCTGAACTCAACCGAAGGGCAGCAAGTGGTATCTAAAGTAGTGACTGATAAGGGCTTGCTCCCTATCTATAACTACGAACGCGAACTCCGCCAAGATCCACGCTGGCGTTTTACCAAAAATGCTAACGATGAAGCAGCAACTTGGGTCAATAGTATTATGAGAAGTTTTGGAATAGCGGGTTAATATGGCTGAACAACTTTTTAGTGATATTCCTGGTGAGGGTACTCTTTATCAGGTACCGGTAATTGAACCTGAGCCAAAGATAATTACTGGTTCAACAAAGCCAGTTGCTCGTGGCAAATCAGGTATGTCACTTGCTAAAGAGCAGGCTATCGCTACTCGTAAGGCTGCTGAAGAGAAGGCCGCCAATGAACGTAAGATGGCAGATATAAGTCTTGAAAGACGAGATGCTTTCCAGTTTGTTATCAATGCTCTCAAGCCATACGGCTTGGAAGGTGTTGGTCAGACCCTGAATGACCTAATGCTTGATCCAACAATCGGCCCTGCTAAAGCAGAGTACATTATCAAATACGATACAGCGATCAACCCAAAGACCGGCAAGCCATTCAATGATGCTTATGCCAAGAGATTTGCTGGAAACTTCCGTCGCATCGAGCAGGGTCTTCCTGCCTATAGCGAAGGCGAATATATGGCCTATGAGAACGAATATAAGTCGCTTCTTAATTCCTTGGGCTATGGAAACCTTGCTACAAAGTCTGCTATGGAAAACTGGATTGCTAATACGGTATCCCCAAGAGAAGTAGCAAGCAGAGTAGAACTAGCTACCACTGTATCTATTCCCGTACAGGAAACACTCAAGAGTTTCTTGCCAGGAATCGGAACAAATGACATTGTAGGCGCATTACTTGATACCGCCAATGGATTACCCATACTCAAGAAAAAGGTAGAGCGAGCGAAGATCGCCACCGCTGCCAAGACAGCAGGATTGCCAACTCTTTCAGAAGCCCGTGCAGAACAACTTCTTCAAGCTAATGTCACTGAGGCACAAGCCCAACGTGGGTATATGAATATCGCCAGTGGTATCGAACGCGGTCGTCAATTAGCCGCACTCCAGGGTGAAGGAGACTTCACAATGGGAGAGGCAGAAAGTGCAGTCTTTGGACTTGCTGGCGCACCAGAGGCAGGAAAGAAAATGAAGAGACTTGCATCACGAGAACGAGTGCTATACGAAGGACAATCAGGATTAACTGCTGGCGCACTTGATACTGGACGAGCGGGCGCAATCTAACTAGACCTGCCACAGACCGACCGGCCCTGTGGAGTGAAAGAAGACCGGTAGATAGAGCCATACCGTTTCCCCGAACGACTATGAGGCTATCGCTAACTACGAGAAAATGGGAGAGGACTACCTATGTCCAATCAATGGGATGACGACGACGACGATAATTATGAAGCCCCAGAGGTGAATAATGATCTCGTCAAGCAACTCCGCAAAGCTAACAAGCAAAAAGAGAAAGAACTAGCAGAACTCAAATCGCAGTTTGAAAATCTCTCGAAAGCACAAAGAGAACGAGCGATCAAAGATACGCTGGCTTCTCGTGGAGTGAACACAAAGATTGCGGCTTTTATCCCGTCGGATATCGAACCTTCAGAAGATGCGATATCTAAGTGGCTCACCGATTATGCCGATGTATTCGGCTTCGAAGCCGCTCCGCAAGTAACACCGAATGTCGATCCAAAGACCGCTAATGACTATAAGCGTATGACTCAGACCGCAGAGCAGGGGTTAACCCCTAATCATAGTGAAGACATAATGCGAAAACTACTCAACGCGAATAGCAAAGAGGAGTTGGATGCAGTCATTCGGGAATCTGGACTGTAAACCCTAAAACGAAAGGCATAACAAATGGCAATTCCTGACGGCTCCTTAACCGGCACGTCGGCGATTAGTCGCTTAGTACAGACAGCATACGATCAGTATGTAAGAATGGCGCTCCGCTCCATTCCTGTAATGCGCGCCCTCGCAGACGTGAAGCCAGTTGAACAAGCTATGCCTGGTTCTTCGGTTGTCTTCTCAATTTACTCAGATTTGGCACAAGCCACTGCGACTTTGACTGAAACATCCGATGTCTCCAGCATCGCACTCGGTAACCCAACAAACGTTACCGTAACCCTCAATGAGTACGGCTCCGCAGTCACCACGACTAAGAAGCTCAACCTCACCTCTTTCAATGATGTCGACGCAGCTCTTGCTGACATCATCGCTTACAACGCAGCAGACTCAATCGATGCAGTTGTGGCAAGCGTTCTCACCGGCGGCACCAACGTCGCATACGGTGGAACCGCAACCAGCACAGGATCACTTGGCGCAACTAGCCTCTTGACCGTTGCTGATATCCGTGGCGTTGTCACAGAGCTTCGCACCAACAAGGCTTTGCCTCGTATGGGCGAACTCTATGCAGCATACGTCCACCCACGTCAGGCAGCAGATCTCCGTGCGGAGACTGGCACTGGCGGATTCCAAGAGTTAACCAAGTACGTCGAGCGCACACCGTTCGTCGCTGGTGCAGTTGGAGTCATCGAAGGTGCATACGTTGTGGAAACCCCACGCGTTCCTACCGCAACCTACGGAACCTTTACCGCATACAAGGCAGTTGTTGCAGGCCGTGAGGCTCTTGCCGAGGCTTTGGTACAGGATACTTCCGTCATCATTGGTCCAGAAATCGACGCACTCCGTCGTTTCCGCACCATCGGTTGGTACCTCTTCGGTGGATGGAGCTTGCTCCGTCAAGCGGCTATTTACCGCATCGAAACCACCACATCTGCGTAACGGCAGTAATGAATGGGCGGGGGAAACTCCGCCCATTCACTTAATAAGGAGATAGATGACTCAGTATGTTCTCACCACGCCTTGGCGTTGGGAGACTTGGGGAACCAAAGACACAATGGACCCATACTCCCGATTGGCTGGAAGGCCAATTACCGGTGGAACTATTGATGGACCTATCAACCCGTTCCTTACCGATATCCCCCGTGGTTACACTTTATTGATCACAGGAACTTCGGTAGCGGAGATTCAAACTCCAAGCCAAGATCAATTAGCTGACTGCGACAGTTATTATCTTGGAGGTCATACCTACACCGTAGACCAAGCGACAGCGACTATCCTTACCAATGCTGGTTATGGAGACTACCTGGAGCCGATTTAATGAGTAACTGCACTTCCTCGTGTAAGACCCAAGATCACGAATCCTATGGAGAGTGCCTACAATCGAATATCCCAATGTTCAGTGGCGTTACTCCATCTAAAAGTGGATACGATCAAGATAAAGTAAAGAAGGACCAGAAAGAATTAGATTCCTATTTCGCGGCTGTAAAGCAAGGAATCGAACCACGATCTACCAGACAGCCTGATATTGATACGGCAGTCAAACTATCTAATGAAGCCGGTAAGGCTTTTGACGGAACAACACTCAAGTTTAAGGATTAACTATGACAACTCCGGCCTGGCAACGCAAAGAGGGTAAAAACCCCAAAGGTGGACTAAACGCCAAAGGTCGGGCAAGTGCTAAAGCGCAAGGGATGAACCTCAAGCCTCCGGTCAAGAAGGCAGAGGCAAAGAAATCTCCCAAAGCTGCTGGCCGCCGCAAGTCATTCTGTAGCAGAATGTGCGGTATGAAATCTAAACTGACTTCCGCCAAGACGGCGAAAGATCCCAACTCGCGGATCAACAAATCCTTGCGAGCCTGGGATTGTAAATGTTCCTAGAAAGGTAGAACAATGGCAGACTCCGATTTTGTGTTAATGGCAGAGCCATTGACTCCGATGCTCGCTATGGCGCAGGAAGCACATAAGCTCCTTGAGACTTATATGAAGGCAGGGTTTACTCGCAAAGAAGCGTTTGATCTTACCGCCAGCCAACTCCCTGAATGGGGTTTCCCATCACGCACAGTGATCGAGGAGCCAGAAGATGACATTGAAGAAGATGACGAAGACTACGAATTAGACGAAGAAGAAATCGATGATGATGATGTAGAGGAGGGATACTAATGAACAACTACCCAAACGATACCGAAGACTCTGGTATGGAATCTGAGGAATATATCAAGCCTTATGACATTCCAGCGGCATTTCCAACATACGAATCACTACAGACTGGCGCACCAGGAAAGAAGGCAAAGTAATGAAGAAGTCAAAGGGTAAAGGCAAGGTCTGTAAGAAGTGTGGCAAGATGGGATGTAAGTGCAAATGAAGAAGACCAAAGTAGAGAAGGTTATGGGCGAGTTCAAACGCGGCACTCTCCACTCTGGCAAGAAGGGTCCGGTCGTCAAGTCCAAGAAACAAGCAATCGCTATTGCTCTATCTGAAGCAGGTAAGAGCAAGAAAATGATGCGCCGAACCAAGAAGAAGTAATGTCTTCGGGTAAGTACCGGAAGCATCACGGCTTCAACTCTGTACAAATCAAGAACGGACTCATAGTACGATTTACCAAAGATGGACGAATACGAGAAGTCCTCGGAAAGTATGGAGAGTATGGTAAAAAAGAAGAAAGCATTTTGGGATACAAAAAATCCTAAGAAGAAATCAACATCCCTGACCCCAGATCAGAAGTCAGCAGCTAAGGCTCGCGCAAAAGCAGCAGGTCGACCTTATCCTAACTTAATCGACAACGCCTGGGCATCAAAGCAGAAGTGAGGTAGGAAGTGCCAACATACGGTAATGCAGGTTCAACTTACATAGATGAACTCAATCGTCTAGCCAATGGTGGCGCTTCTTATCCTGCTATCACTGCTTACAAGGATGCGGCTTCGGCCGCAAGAGCGTGGGCAGCAGCACGATCGGTAACTCTGACCGGTGGTATTACCGATACCGTAGGAGTTCTCAACCTCATCGCCAGCAATACCCGTCCTAATTGGAAAGATCTGGCAGGAGTCTGCAATCAGATCGCTTCCACTACTGGTCTTGATCCTGTGACTGCTCTTCGACAGGTGGCTTCGTGAGCGCTAAGTATAACCTCGTCTGCGAACAAGCAACGACTTTCAATTTTCAATTTACTGTCAATAATGACACTACTCCGTGGAATCTCACAAACTATTCAGTGACAATGACAGTGCGCCCCTTTATGGGAGCCAGCACTACAACGGTAGTAGCAAGCACGGATAATAACTACATTACGCTCGAACCGCTACAAGGAAGAGTCACGGTCACGATCCCTTACACGGTGACTGAGGACTTCGTTCCATCTCGACAAGTTTATGATCTAATTTTCGATTCCGGCACAGAGGTCACTCGTATCCTTGAAGGAACCTTTGTCGTAACTCAGGCGGTGACGATCCCTTAATGTCCGACACAATTATTGTTATCGAATCTATTACTCCACAAGTAGCTGTTAGTTTTTCTGCTGATCAAGGACCTCAAGGCACACCAGGGGCAGTGGGTCCTACCGGACCTACTGGTCCAACGGGATCAACAGGTAATACTGGTGCCACAGGACCTACCGGTCCTACGGGTTCCACCGGAGCAACAGGAGCAACAGGTGCTACAGGAAATACTGGACCGACTGGCCCTACGGGTGCCACGGGTTCTACGGGCGCGACCGGAGCGACCGGACCCACAGGTTCAACGGGCGCAACGGGAAGCACAGGTCCGACAGGACCTACTGGTGCTACAGGAAGTACGGGAGCGACTGGACCGACAGGTGATACTGGCCCCACAGGTCCGACAGGATCGACCGGAGCGCAAGGCGCGACAGGCCCGACAGGGCCGACGGGTCCAACAGGTCCGCAAGGCATCCAAGGAATAACTGGCCCTACAGGCCCCACAGGGGCTACTGGAGCCACTGGAGCCACTGGTGCAACAGGAAGTACAGGACCTACCGGTCCAACAGGTTTAACAGGCGCTACAGGGCCTACAGGCCCTACTGGTAGCACAGGCCCGACTGGTCCAACTGGTCCTACTGGAGCAGACTCCACCGTTCCTGGACCCACCGGTCCTACTGGAGCCACAGGCGCAACGGGAGCAACCGGCGCTACCGGACCTACCGGAGCAACAGGATCTACTGGAGCAACCGGTCCTACCGGACCGACAGGTTCAACCGGACCAACTGGGCCAACAGGACCAACAGGTGCTGATAGCACCGTACCAGGACCAACAGGACCTACCGGACCTGCTGGTGCAAATGGTGCTACTGGCGCTACCGGACCGACAGGACCTACGGGTTCGACAGGAGCTACTGGAGCGACCGGTCCTACTGGACCAACCGGAACTACAGGTGCTACCGGTGCCACAGGTCCAACTGGACCCACAGGTACTACGGGAGCTACTGGTGCTACTGGTCCTACGGGTCCTACGGGATCTACAGGGGCAACTGGGCCTACTGGTCCGACAGGAGCAACGGGAGCAACGGGACCCACTGGTGCTACCGGTGCGACAGGAACAGCAATTACGGTCAATGCGGCAACGGTTTCTAATATCACGCTTTCTGGAACACAGACCATTGATGGCGTAGCCGTCGTTGCTAGTGATCGAGTCTTAGTCAAGAACCAGACCTCAGCTTCTGCCAATGGTATTTATGTCGTTGCCAGCGGATCGTGGACTAGAGCAACAGATGCCAACACTTCTGCGCTAATAGCGGCAGAACTTGTTTCTGTTATTAGCGGAACGGTCAATGGTGGAACAGTCTGGACGACTACCTTCAAAGGCACCAATACTCTTGATACAACAGCGATGCCTTGGTATCCCGTCCTGATTGGAAACCAAGTGGACTACTCTCCATCGCTATTCCTTGGCGGTATGTAGAATAGAAGGATGAAAGTTGCCGTATATTCGATTGCCAAGAACGAAGAAAAGCACGTCCAACGATGGGCAGAATCAGCAACTGATGCTGATGTACTCCTTATTGCAGATACGGGATCGACGGATAAGACCGTCGAAATCGCGCAGTCCTTGGGCATTATTGTCCATCGGATTAGCGTTGATCCATTCCGCTTTGACGACGCGAGGAACGCGTCGTTAGCACTGATTCCAGCAGATATTGATTACTGCATCGCACTGGATCTGGATGAAGTCCTAGAGCCAGGATGGCGATGGGAGCTGGAAAAGTGTTACAAGTCAGGAGTCAATAGACCACACTATCGATTCATCACTAAGGTTAATCCTGATGGATCAGTGGCTCAAGAGTTTGATGGATTTAGAATCCACGGTCGCAAGAATGTCCGATGGAAGTTTCCCATCCACGAAGTTCCAATGAACTATGGTGTAGAGGAAAAACGCGGCAAGACCAGAATTACCATCAAGCACCTGCCTGATGAATCAAAGTCACGCGGTCAGTATCTACCAATGCTAGAGATGGCAGTGTTGGATGATCCCTCGAACGCCCGCCATAAGTATTACCTAGCTCGTGAGTATTTCTACCACGAGCGCTTTGAAGAAGCAGCAGACTTCTTTAGGTTGTATTTAGATCAATCAGACTTTCCGGCAGAGAAATCCTCTGCTTATCGGATGCTCGCTAAATGCGAGCCAGAGGAAGAGGAAGCCCACTTCCTGCGATCTATTGCAGAGAATGAAGGCAGAGAATCGTTCCTTGCCCTAGCAGATTATTACCATCGCCAGAAGCGGTGGGAAGAGTGCCTAGCGGTAGCGATGAAATCGCTGGAATATACCGAAAAAAATCTTGCTTTCATATCAGAAGAGTGGGCGTGGACGCACACTCCGTACGACTTGATAGCAGTAGCAGCGTGGAACTTAGGTTCTTATGAGACAGCAGCAGAGTATGGCAAGAAGGCAGTAGAGATCACACCCAACGACGAGAGGCTTCAGACAAATCTGAAGTTCTACCAGGAGAAGATAGATGGCAACACTTAGCGATATGATTGATGAGGTTCGTTCCTCTCTCGCTGGTTATACCTTGCGACAAGATCGAATCACCTATCTCAATACGGCTATCAATACTACTGACCTTGCGATTCAGGTGGGATCTTCGGCAAACCTTGCCAAAGGCATTGTCGAGATTGACAGTGAACTCATCTGGGTAGATAACTTCAATAAGACGACAAACACTCTTAATGCGGCTCCTGGCTTTGGTCGAGGATTTCAGAACACTACTGCCGCCCCACACGCTCAGTATGCTCAAGTCACCCTTAGCCCAACCTTCCCACGAATGATGATTCAGCAGGCAATCAATGATACTATCAATAGCGTCTATCCTAAACTCTGGGGTGTTGCCTCCACTACCTTTACTTTCAATGCTTCTCAGATCACCTACCCATTACCTGATGATGCTGAGAACATCCTTTATGCTTCGTGGCAAACTACTGGATCTTCGCAAGAGTGGCTACCGATAAACAAATGGCGTATGGACTCGATGGCAAATATCGCCACCTTCAATACCCAGACGACAATCAATATCTATGAGAATATCCAACCAGGTCGTACCATCCAAGTCTGGTATACCACTCAACCGAATACCTTAGATTCCAGTACTGATGACTTTTCTCTCGTCTCAGGACTTCCAGAATCAAGCAGAGATGTAATTATTTATGGAGCCTCTTACCGTTTGATGAGCTTCATTGATGCCGGTCGTATTAGCCTTGATAGCGCTGAATCAGATACCGCCAATAACAAGATCCCATCCACTGCTGGAACTTCATCCTCGCGGTACTTACTGGCTCTATATCAACAAAGACTTGATGAGGAATCGCGCAAGCTATCCGACATCTATCCGATCCGAATCCACTACACAAGGTAGGAATCAATGACAGTAAGAAAATACTCCACGATCAGCCTAGAGACGACTCTGGCTTCATCTATCAACTCTTCTGCCACGAGTCTAACTGTCGCTACTGGTACTGGTACCACGCTCCTTGGTGGAGTGACGCTGACGGCTGGAGACATCTTCCTTTGTGCCATTGATCCTGATACCTCTAGTGAAGAGATCATCTATGTCACGGCACGAACTGGCGACACTCTGACTATCACCAGAGGTCAGGCAGGAACCAGCGCAATCTCACACTCTAACGGTGCCACGATCCAACACGTCTTTACCGGCGAGGATGCACAACACTTTGAGGACTCGATCAATAGTTTGGAAACAAATACAAGTGCTGGCGTAACAACTGCGCTAATGCTAATGGGTGGATAAGAAAAGGAGACTATAAATGCCAACCAATTACAAAGTCCTTGGGCAATCAAACCCAGCGGCAACCACAGCAACATCCCTCTATACGGTGCCAGCCTCCACACAGGCCGTGGTATCCACTATCGTCATCGCTAACCTTGCAGCGACCTCAGCGACCTTTCGGATTGCTTGTCGCGTAGCAGGAGCAGCCTTGGCTAACTCACAGTATGTCGCATACGATGTCAGCGTCGGAGCTAATGACTCCACTGCACTGACTCTGGGTGTGACCTTGGGTGCAGCAGATGTCATTACTGTCTATGCCTCAACTGCAAACGTAACCTTCACCGCATTTGGAAGCGAGATCTCCTAATGGCAGTTAATTCATTTAATGCTCAAAACCCACCGGTAACCACTAAGGGTGATCTCTTTACCTTTAGCACCATTCCAACGCGGTTGGCTGTTGGTACTAATGGTCAAGCATTACTGGCAGATTCGACCACAGCCACAGGGCTAAAATGGGGCGCGGCGGGATCAACGCCAAGTTTTACACTTTTAGGCACGGGTACAACTACCAGCGGCACCACAGTTACAGTAAGCGGAATATCGGGAATAAATCAACTTTTTATTTATTTCAATGCCGTTACAAACAACACGGCTGGAAATGAATTTAGATTACGACTAAATGCAGATAGCGGAACTAATTACAATTACAGCAACGAGAGATTGAGCGTGGGTTCCAGTAATTTTGGTGCAACGGTGGATAACACGACATTTTTTAGATTAGCGACCACCGGTGCTGGTACGGATGCTTTGAGTGGACACGCGATGATTTTCGGTTGCAATTCCACAAACGCGAAAGTAGCGACAATAACAAGCGCGGCTTCTTATACCGGTACAACCGGCGGTTTCCATTACAATGGCGGCGGCTATTACACCGGCAGTTCGACCATTAGCAGCGTATCTTTAATCTCATCAACCGGTGCTTTTAATGGTGGCAGTTTCTTAGTCTATGGGAGTGCGTGAAATGTATAAAGAAATTATTTACAATATTGAAACCGGCGAAACGACAGAGCGTGAATATACGGCTACGGAAATCAAAGAAGTGGAAAAAGCTACTTTAGAAGCGCAAAAACAAGTAGCAGAATTAGCGGACAAAGCTAAGACAAGAGCAAATGCACTTGCCAAACTCGCCGCACTTGGACTAACCGAAGAAGAAATCGCTGCTCTTTAGGAGAGTACATCACCTATGGCTATTACCCGAATCAAGAACTCCAGCATCAGAAGCAACGGGCCAAAGTACGACAACGCCCTTGCTGGTTTGCCGTATCGTCCTACGATCGGCACAGCCACCGACGGTGGTACCGGTACCACGGTATCGGTTGCCTTCACCGAGAACAATTCTGCCGGTGCTGGCATTACCTATACCGCCTTGTCCACTCCAGGATCATTAACGGGAACAGGATCTGCAAGCCCTGTTACCGTCTCTGGTTTGACTACTGGTACTGCCTATACCTTCCAGGTTAAGGCAGGTAATAGCCTTGGTGATTCTGCGTATTCCTCTGCAAGCAACTCGGTAACTCCGATCTCACCCTCCAGCTATGAATCTATTGCTACTGCTACTGGTACGGGTTCAAGTTCAACATTAACTTTCAGTTCTATCCCTAGCACCTTCAAGCACTTACAAATTCGGGGAATCGCTCGAGGTACAGCAAACGGCGGAACAACTCCACTCACGCTTTGGATTCAATGTAATTCTGATACCGGAAGTAATTACGCTTACCACAGATTGCAGGGAGATGGTTCTACTGCTTCAGCACTTGGCCAAGCAACGCAAACAAAAATATTTGCAGGAGTTTACGCAGATTCAGGTTATGCAGCCAACATAACAGGCGCAATATATGTTGATTTGCTTGATTATGGTTCAACATCCAAATATAAAACTTTCAGAGCTATGTCGGGTGTAGATGATAATTCCGGCACCACTGGATCACAAATAAGTTTGCGTTCTGGATTATGGATGAGTACGAGCGCGGTAACTTCGATTACCATAACAAACAATGGTGGGGATAATTTCTCAACTTCAACCACTTTTGCCCTATACGGAATTAAGGAATTTTAGACTATGCCCCAAGGTGGTCACAACAAGATTGCAGACTTCTGTACATTAGAGGATTGCAACAAGCCGTATATGGCTAAGGGATATTGCACAATGCACTACCGCAGATTCCGACTATACGGAAATCCACAAACCAAATTACGAAACGGAATCCAAACCAATCAAGATGGGTACACCTACATTAGAGTAGTGCCTGGTAATGGAAAACTAGGCAAATATAAACTAGAACACCGGATCGTAATGGAACAGCACTTGGGCAGAGAACTTCTTACCACAGAGTATGTTCACCACAAGAACGGCAATCGTAAAGATAATCGTATAGAGAACTTAGAACTATGGTCACACGCACAACCGCCAGGACAAAGAATTGAGGATAAAGTGACTTATGCCATTGAAATCCTAGAGCAGTATGCTCCACACCTTTTAGGCAAGGTGAGTGCATAATGGCAGCAGGAGCAACTTACGAGCCAATAGCGACCGCTTCCATTAGTGGAGTTTCGACTTACACATTTTCCAGTATTAGTGGTTCCTACACAGACTTGAAATTGATTACAAACGCCATAGTCGGAAGCGCAGGAGATTATTTGCGTATTAGATTTAATGGCGATACTGCTACCAATTATTCCTCAACCGGACTTCGGGGTAATGGATCAGCCGCAACAAGTAGCCGTTTTACTTCCCAAACCGGTATTTATTTGGGAACGGCTAAAGGCGGTTCAACTACTGTTCCTTTTTTGGCTATTGCTAACGTATTTTCTTATGCCGGTTCTACTAATAAAACTTGCTTAATTGAATACTCTAACGATCAAAACGGAGATGGAAGCGTTGAAAGGCACGTTGGATTATGGAGAAGCACCTCAGTCATAACTTCTATTACAGTTTATTCTGATGGTGGGTTCAATTTTGGTACTGGTTCAACTGCCACCCTCTACGGAATAAAGAGCGCGTAATGAAACCCTGCAAAGAGTCTAATACGGGAATTACCAACAACGGGTATAGCCGCATTAAACATAATGGCAAAAACATACAAGCACACCGACTTGCGTGGGAAGAAGCAAATGGCACGATCCCCAAAGGATTAGTTATTGATCACCTCTGCCGCAATCGTAAGTGTGTAGAAGTGGATCATCTAGAATTGGTAAGCCAGCAAGTCAATGTAATGCGTGGGCTGCACAATATAGATAACCGAACTCACTGCAATAAAGGTCACCAGTTTGAAGGGAACATTATGGTACGCAAGAACGGCAAGCGTGAATGTGCCGAGTGTAACCGAGAACGAGCAAGGGCAAACTACGCCCGTAAAGTAAAGGCGGCCTAATATGCCTACACCCACTTATGTCGCTTTGGCTAAGACAGTTTTGACAACAACGGCTAGTTATGTTGATTTTGATGCAATTCCGCAAACTTATACAGATTTAATAATAGTTGCATCTACGCGCAATAACTCTGGAGCAGGTGAACAAAATATTGTATTACGAAACAACAAAGCAGCTTTTAGTAGTGCGCGTGGCTTAGAGGGCAATGGTTCTTCTGCTTCATCTAACAGTTTTGCAAATCAAGGAAGTGTAGCAAATAGCACTTTTACTAGCAATACTTTTACAAGTAGTGAATTTTATCTAGCAAATTATACAAGAGCAGGAAATCACCAAACCAGCTCAACTACTGCTAACGAAAACAACACGGCTACAATTACAAATGGCATAAGAGCAACTGCCGCCGTAGATTCGGAAAGTGTGGCTGTCACATCATTACGGATAGCTTCTACTTTAGGCAGTTTTGTTTCCGGTTCCCGTTTTGACCTATACGGCATTAAGAACTCATAAGGAGAAAAATGGCAGACAAACCAACCAAACTCATTGTTGATTGCTCGACAGGGGAGCAGACAGTAGTAGAGCTGACTGACGAGGAAATTGCTCAACTAGAGGCTGATCGCGTAGCAGCAGAGGCGCAACGAGCAGAGCAAGAGGCAGCAGAGGCAGCTAAGGCACAAATTAAGGCAGCAGCTCTTGCCAAGTTAGCTTCACTCGGACTTACTGAGGACGAGGCTAAAGCCATCGCTGGCTAATGAGCCTGATCACAGGAAACTGCACGACCGATGATCTCCCCTCGTGGGAGGATTTTGTCGACCCTATAGACGGATATAAGGAGAACAATGCCCTACGGCTCAGACATCACCGAAGGTGGTGAGTACCGCGAGATAGCCTTCTCGCTGTCCAATCCCAATATCGCTGCGTCGATCTACACTCCAACCGACTATGCCTACGATATAGCCATCAACGGTTTGCCGTTCTTCCTGATGAATAGCGATCAGAACCCTTATCGTCGGGTGACCGCCAAGTATCGCAAGGATCAATTCGATCAAACCCGCGAAGCGGGTGAGCAGTCGCTTACTGGCTGGTGGTTCCGATCCCAGTCATCCTTCCACCTTGGCGCTGGTATCAAGTACTTCGAGCCTGCTCAGGATGAGTCCTTGCGATTCCAGTACACCGAATCCAAGGGATGCGATATCTGGACAAAGGGCCAAGTAGAACTTCTCAATACGACCGTCAGGGCGCTTACCAGTTCCAATACTCCATTAATCATCGGAGCCAATGATGGCACCAATGACTGCCTTGTTGTTGCTGACGCAACCGAACTCAAGAAGATCACGATGAGTAACGATACCCCTACCGTATCTACCTATACTCAAGCTGGCACTGCTTCTACCATCTTTGATCTGACCACCGATGGAACCCGTTACTGGTTTATCAATACCACTCACGTCCATCGTGGCAATATCGGTGGCGCTACTGGTGATACAGAAATCTACAACGCATCTTCTACCACCGCCGCTCGCATTAAATATGTCAAACAACGCCTTATTGCAGCAGTCAATAACACATTACGAGAATTAGATCCTGCTCATACTGGCGGAGGAGCGCTTCCGGCGGCTTTCTACACCCACCCACAGACTGACTGGACCTGGACGACAATCTCTGAAGGTCCTGCTGCCATCTATGTTGGCGGCTATAGCCGCAAGAACTCTTCTATCTATAAGATTACCCTTGATCTCACCGCAGCCAATTCACTAGGATTCCCCGACCTTAATGTTCCTACCGTTGTCGTCGATCTGCCAGAGGGCGAGATCATCAATACCTTTGATACCTACCTGGGAACCTATGGCGTTCTTTGCACCAATAAAGGTGTGCGAATAGCCATCCTTGGCACTGAAGGAAATGTCTCCTACGGCCCGCTTCTTTTTGAAGTCGAATGTACTGATGTCACCTTCCGTGACAAGTTTGCCTATGTCTCTACCAAGGTTGACGGTGAATCAGGATTGGTTCGTATTGATCTCTCAGAGCCTGTTATCGCTAACAGTCTGGTCTTTCCCTACGCCTGGGATGTCTACGCTTCTGGAGAGACGACGACAAGCAATTCTACCGCCTTCCTAGGAGCGACCGATAGGGTCGCTTTCTGCGTTCCTGGTGACGGTGTATGGATCGAATCCTATGGCGTAAAGGTTTCTAGCGGGTATCTCCAAACCGGTTATATCCGTTACAACACTCTTGAGGACAAGATCTTCAAGTTCCTTAGTCCACGCGTTGATACTACCAATGGTGCCTTTACGGTGTTCTCTATTGGAGAAACAGGTACTGAATATGATATCGGTGGCTACGCCCAAGGAACAGGAGCAAGTGAACTCGGTATTCCTTACCCTACCGGTACTCATCAATACCTTGGCTTCAAGTTCACCTTGAATCGATCATCTACTGATTCCACTAAAGGACCACTCTTTACCGGATACCAACTCAAGAGCTTGCCCGCAGTACTTCGTCAACGACTGATCCAATACCCATTAGCCTGCTATGACCACGAGAGCGATTCACTCAACAACGAGGTCGGCTATGACGGTCGAGCCTTCGACCGTTTGAGCAACTTGGAAAGCATTGAGAATGTCGGAGACACAGTACGCGTACAAGATTTCAGAACCGGTGAATCCTTCATCGGTCTGATAGAAGAGATGGATTTCCGAAACGTCACTCCTACCGACAAGCGTTTTAGCGGGTTCGGAGGAGTCCTCACTGTTGTCATAAGGACGGTATAAATGTCTGCTGCCGATTGGGCTGGTCTCATCGTATCTGTTGTCACTATCGCCTCTGCTTTTGTTATGGCGATTCAATGGTTGGTCAAGCACTACCTCAATGAACTCAAACCCAATTCTGGATCAAGTCTGAAGGACTCGGTAGTCCGGCTAGAACGGCAAGTAGAAAAAATTATGGACATACTCCTGGAGCGTAAATGATCCCACTAGCACGAGTTGCACAACCAGCCGCTAAGGCCATTCTCCAGCAGGCTACAGCGCTACGACCTAAGCGCAACAAGGCATCTGATGGCCTCTTGCCATCCAAGGCACACATCAAGCAGAATCCCAACTCTGATCACAACTCAGGCTTTGCCTGCGATCTCACCCACGATCCAGCTAATGGGATAGACTGCAAGGACATATTCGAGAAACTGAAAGAGGACCCTCGTGTCAAATACCTCATCTTCCAAGGCCGCATCTGGTCGCAAGAAAAAGGCGAGCGCCACCACAACGGCTACTCCCACCCGCACCACCTCCACATCAGCATCAAAGAAACCAAAGGCAGCGACACCAGCCCGTGGTTCCCTTGGCTCGGCAAAGCCAAAGCCAGTGACAAGATCAAAGCAACACTCAGCAAGAAACCAAAGAAAGAAGTCCGAAATGACTAAAGATAAGGCAATTCAGATACTTTATTCCTATTTGCGAGCTGGAGCAGCCGCAGCAGCGGCGCTCTATCTAGCGGGCGAGACTGATCCTAAGACCCTGTGTTGGGCCTTTGTAGCAGCCATAGCAGGGCCAGCGCTCAAGGCGCTGGATAAGACAGCCAAGGAATTTGGACGAGGTTCTAAGAAGTAGTTTCCTGCGAGGCAAATGGGCGATCCCTAACGGGGTCGCCCTCTTTTTTTATTTTCTGGACAAGTTCAATATCTTCTTCAGCAAGCCAATTCATCAACTTTTGAGCCATCAACTGTGGCGGGTCTGGAAGTGTGTAGCCATAGTATTTCCAAAGGATCTTTGCAAAGGTATTACGAGGTTCGAGTTCCACTGAGACCCTCCAGGTATTCCTTCCACCGCTTAGGCGGTGGCCACGGGATTCCCCACTGAGCCAAGGTCGCTTTAGTCCAACCGCCTTTGGCGGTTCTCTCAAATTCTATTTCCTCTTTGCTTGGTATGCGATCCATTATTCCCTCCCCTACGGAACGGCTAGGCGCGTCAGCGCCGTTCCTACCCCACCCCGTACTGTTCCTTTGTCACTCGCTTACGCTCGTATTATACACATCTCCGCTACGGACACGCCGAGGGCGTGTATCAGTTCTTGCTTTTGTCAGTGGTCAAGAGTACCTTTGGTTTCAAGGAGGATCAATGGACATAGTTCAAGAGCTAATACTTGCGCTCCGCAACAAAGATGCGTCGCGCAGTAGAAGCGTACAGACACAGATCGGACCGTCAGAACTCGGCGGTTGCTCTCGTAAAGTCTGGTTCCGCATTAACTCTCATCCCGTCACTAACGAGAATAACCTCAAGTTAGCAGCGATTATGGGAACTGCGATACATACCGAGATCGAAGCCGCGCTTACGCGCATCGATCCTGAACATAAAAGATTCTGGCTAGAGACAGAAGTTGAGTACGGCGATATGAAAGCCCACATCGACTGCTATATGCCAGAGGAAAAGATGATCGTGGACTGGAAGACCATCAAGACCAAGACTGCTGGTTACTTCCCGTCTACTCAACAGCGCTGGCAGGTTCAGGTATACGGATACCTGATGATCCACGGCGGGGGAAATCCTGTGGATAAAGTCGCACTCGTTGCGATTTGCAGAGATGGCGATGAGCGTGATGTAATTCTGCACGAGGAGCCATACGATGAGTCCATCGCACTCGAAGCCTTCGCGTGGTTAAAGCAGATCAGAGAATCTGAAACCGCTCCTGCTGCAGAAAAAGATGCGATGAGTTATTGTCGGTTCTATTGTAACTATTACGACGAGTCTGGTGAGATTGGATGCACTGGTCTAAAAAAAGCAGACGCACCTATGGTGCGGATCTCTGAAGGACACGCTGACGTAGTAGCACAGCAATACTGGGAGCTTGATCAAACCATCAAGGATTTGACCAAGCGCAAAGAAGGTCTCAAAGATGAACTCGAAGGATATGTCGGAGAGACTAATAGCGGATACCAGATCACCTGGACTTCCGTAGCTGGTAGAAAAACGGTAGATAGCCAAGAAGTAGAAAAAGTTCTAGGCTATGTACCATACAAAGTAGGGAAGGAATCCCTACGACTGGAAGTAAAAGCAACAACTAACGAAGGAGAAGAAGCAAGTGGCCTCGAATAGCCCAACAACCAAACTCCAAGTCAACTTCAAGTTGAGCAACGGAGATCTCATCAACGTCTACGCAGATACGCAAGAGGAATTGGAAAAGGGTTTGACCTCTATCCAAGATCTTTCGACGCTTATCTCTAGCGTTTCGCAATCGCTCAATGGCGTAGCTCGCGTCATTGATATCGCTAAGGTCGCACCTAGCGCACCAGCGCCGGTGGCAGCACCAGCAGCAGCACCGGTAGCAGCGGCGAGCGCTGCAGTCGAGACTGTTGTTGATCGTTATGGCAACCAGTGGACTTACGGTTTGCCTGATGCACCAGACCTACCCGATGGTCGTGGTAAGTATGCAAAGAAGCGCGGTACCTCTAAGCAAGGTAAGGCGTATGTTGGTTGGTTTGATCCAGCCAAGGGTCCGAAACCATTCCAACCTGGAGCTGTTGAAGCGGAAACAATTTGGGCAAAAAACTAAACGACCAATGCTACGACCTTGGGAGTTCGTTGATCCTCCGTGTAGGGAGTTAGGCCCTGATGCCTTCTTCCCTGACACTTACGAGAATATGGGATATTCCCCATTAGCTTTGCGAACACTGCGAGATGTTTGCAATAGCTGTCCGTTCAAGATTGCTTGCTTTGAATGGGCAGTTCGCCACGAAGCACACGGATTCTGGGCAGGCACTACTGAGCGCCAGCGCAGGATCTACCGTCAAGATCATAAGATCCCTTTTCATTCACCGGAGGCAAACCTTGCTTGATCTACAGAGGGCGTGGAGAGGTACTCAGATGCGAGCTGAGCCTCTGCCTGATGTATGGCGAGGACTCTCTGGCAAACAGATTAAGTTCCGCAGAGGTCAGGTCTGTATGGTTGCAGCGCAACCAAACGCTGGCAAGTCAATGTTCGCTCTTATCTACGCGATCAAGGCGAATGTACCGACACTCTTCTTTTCAGCGGATACCGATATCTCTACGGTAGCGATGCGAACAGCAGCGCACCTCACCGGCCATACACAACTGATGGTGGAGGAGAACTTAGAACTTCAGGGTGGGTTCTATAACCATCAGATAGATCGCGTATCGAATATCAAATGGGTCTTTGATCCATCCCCTTCGATTGATGACATTGAGCTTGAGGTGAAGGCATACATAGAACTCTATGGTGTACCACCTCAGCTCATTGTGATCGATAACTTATCGAACGTGGTGGCTGAGACTGATAACGAATGGTCAGGACTACGGGCGATTATGACCGAGTTCCACCATCTCGCTCGACTCACGGAAGCCTGCGTCCTGGTGTTACATCACACTAGCGAGCAGTCAGAGTATGGCAAGTCCTTCCTTCCGCCACCTCGTCGAGCGATCCACGGAAAGATTTCGCAGCTTCCTAGTCTGATCGTGACCTTGGGATTCAATCCCACTCAGCACGAGCTGACCGTGGCTGCAGTAAAGAACCGCTTTGGTCCTCACTCGGCTGATGGATCAGATTATGTGACACTCTTTCCGAATTACTCTACCTGCCAGATCGGGGATACCGATGCTCAAGGTAGGGCTTATAGAAACTCGGCGATACAGGAGCAATACAGTGGATATTAAAATCTATAAGAACCTGCACTTCGTAGCAGGATGGACGTGGCATAGCTTTGGTATTGGTATCGGCTTTACCAGATATGCTATTTCAATGGATCTCGGATTCTTTTATTTAGGATTCGAGTGGTAAATAAGAACGGTCGCAAAGGCTCTGCCTTTGAAACTGGAGTGATGAGATGGCTCCGTGAACGGGGAATATTCGCGGAGCGTCTTACCAAAGCAGGAGCAAAGGATGAAGGCGATCTTGTCGTCATCGTGGCAGGTCAGACCTATATCTTGGAACTGAAGAACCGGCAGAGAATTGATCTACCTGCCTTCTGGGAAGAGGTTATGACCGAGGCAAAGAACTACGCCAAAGCCAGAGGATTAGAAGAGATACCGCCAGGGTTTGTCGTCGTCAAGCGACGATCACACGGAATCGAGAAGTCCTGGGTAGTCCAGGATTTGCAGTCGTGGTTGAAGGAACGCAAATGACTTATGAAGAATTGCTAGAAAAGATAGATGATGAAGGTGAGTTTCAAGTACAGTATTTTGATTGCAAGCCCATCTTCATCTCTGCCCTTCGTGCCGTAGTGGAATTGCATAAGCCATTTAATGCAGATACAGATAAACCGAGTTGTTCTCGGTGTATGGATGCCACAACGGAAAATGGGAAATATGAAATGATGATGTCTCCTTATCCGTGTGAACTCATTAGAACCATAGAGAAGGAGTTACAATGAAAATCAAAGCATATATACCAGAGGACTTTACTATTGAAGCAGTGGGAAGGGCTTATGAACTTGGTCTTATCTCACAGCAAGAAGCACGAGAGATGATTCGACGAATCTGGGGAACAGATATCTTATTTACAAACCAGGAGAAATAATGGCTAGTTCTAATCCAGAGAACCGATGGTGGGTACTGAATAAGGCGATGCAGCTACAACCCAAGACGGTGATCGATGTAGGAGCTGGTTGCGGAACCTATGGGCAACTACTCAAACCCTTCATCCCTGCTCATTATGCTGCCATTGAGATCTATGAAAAGAATGTCGAGCAGTTCAAGCTGCGAGATATCTATGATGAAGTATGGATTGATGATGTGCGAAACTACACCAGTCTCTCAGCAGACTTGATCATCTTTGGTGATGTGCTAGAGCATATGACCGAAGAGGAAGCCCTCAATGTCTGGGAAGTTGCTAGTCAAGGATGCAAGTACGGGATCATCTCTATACCGATCATCCATTATCCACAAGGAACTGTGGATGGGAATGTCCACGAAACCCACGTCGTCGATGACTGGGATAACATCAAAGTATTCGAGTCCTTCAAAGGGATCTTCGAGTGTCGAATAGGTACCGAGACTGGTGCCTATCTGGCGAAATTCTAAGGAGAGAAATGCCAACACCAAATGGAAACATCACCAGCTCAAACTTCTGGGATGGACAAGAGCCAGAGCTAGTTAGCGCAGAAGCCTGCCCTTGCTTTACCGGAGGTACCTGCCCTACTGAGGGGAAGCACAAGGAATGATCTGCGAATCTTGCCAAGTCGGAGCCGACTTCAAATCCAGAGGCAATACAGATAAAGCCCAGGAACTTCACAACTATTGCAAGGGAGACTGCTGTTGTCAGCACAGGACGGATTCCGGTTACGTCGCCAACGACGGAAAACCTCACATCAATCAAGTGCAATCCCCATAATTCCCATCGTCGCCTACTACGGGGGCGAGGTGCGTGAGGGCAGGAATGTTTCCGTTCGTTGCCTGCTCCACTCAGATAAGCGCAGAAGTGCAGTGATCGATACCGTCGAGAACCTGTACTTCTGCCACACCTGCTCACAAGGCGGTAATGCCGTCAATATTGTTATGATCAAAGAAGGAGTGGAGTTCAAGGATGCTCACCGAATCGCAGTTGATATTGCAGAGAAGTCTGGCGCTGGAGTACACGGAAAGTCTCACCGATCAGGCGCTGGCATACCTCGACGGACGTGGGATATCTGAGAAGATCGCTGCCAACAAGTGGCTTGGTACTGTTGCCAACAACAACCCAGGTCACGAGAACTACCAAGGCTGGCTATCGATTCCCTATGTCGTTGCCACCGGCAACGTGGTGGGCTTCAAGTTCCGGCGGATTGATGAGGGCTTGCCCAAGTATGGCGCACCACTGGGCCAGAAGAGTCATCTCTATAACGTTACCGATATCAATAAGCAGTCGCCTGTCATAGCGATCTGCGAAGGAGAGTTAGATGCGATCGTTCTTTCAGAGATCTGTGATATTCCTGCTGTTGGTTGTCCTGGGGTATCGAGCTGGAAGAAGCACTACGGGAAACTTTTTCAGGGATTTGAGAAGGTCCTTATCGTGGGCGATAACGATAACAAGGAAGACGGATCGAATCCTGGCCAAGATTTCGCAAGGCGTGTCGCGCAAGAGATAGTTCATTCACAGGTAATATTGTTACCAGCAGGTATGGATATTAATTCTTATTACTTAGCAGAGGGAGCGGATGCCGTTCGTGAGCGACTTGGGATCCAATGGAAAAAGACCGCTTGATGCAGGACGTGATCTCTATGCTGAGTGGGTTAGGTTTTCGAGTGATCCAAGTAGATTTGGAGCGTGGGACACTATTGATCCAGTTGCCTCCCGTACGCCCCTAGCAGACCATCCTGCAGTTCTTGCATATCGTAAAGGTGTCACTACGGAGGACTTGACTTCGTTCATCGAGTCCTTCGCTTCTCTCCGAGCAGGTCGAGTGCGCGGTGTTGGCGCGAAACAATACGCGCACTCCACTGGACAGAAGTTTGAGAAGTTCTCTTTCCAAGATACTGTGAGGGAGTTACTGGAGGAGCTGGCAGATGCCAGCAACTATATAGATTTCCTTGCGATCAAACTCTTATCACTGATCCCAGAGTCGCAGGATACTGGCATCGATTGTGACTAGGAAAGATCTTCCGCCGGAGGTAGCTGAGCGGGTACCGGTTATCGCGTACTCGGTCTATCGCACCTATCGGAAGTATGTAGATAAGGATGAGCTAGTCCAAGAAGCCTGGATCTGGTGCTTGAAGCGCCGAGATGATATCGAGAAGGCACTCGCCGAGACCAACCCAGATATCCGTAAGCATAATGAGAGCCGCCTATGGTGGCAGCTCAAGCGCACTTGTGAACGCTATGCCCGCAAGGAGAAGGCGATCAAGAGTGGTTATGTAGTAGGTGATGAATACTTCTTTGAGATCAGTACGATCTCACAGATGCTTCCGCATATTATGGCGAACATATTTGAGGGAGCCTTGCTGGAGCAAGCTCAGCAGATGGTCGATGATGGCCTTCCTAAGCGCCCTAGCGCCCCTTCAGAGGGTCGTAACCTGCTGACTATGCTGGTGGATATCAAGAAGGCGTACGAACTTCTGGACGAGCAGGAGAGGGAGCTTCTCAAGGCTCGCTATCACGAGAATCTGACCTTGGTACAGATGGCAGAGAGATTCGAGACTTCCAAATCTTCAGTGGATCGGTGGTGCGAGAACGCGCTGCGCGCCCTACAGCGTTTACTGGGAGGGGATTCTCCGTGGTCTTAGAAGAGGCAGAGTTATTCCAGCATCTCAAGAATAGTCAATGGCCGGATCTTGTCAAGTCTAATGGAACCTATGATACCTTTGACTGTATCTCGCAGGAAGCAGGGATCTATGCCGAACTCAAATCTCGTCGAACGCACTATGACGATCTCCTCATTGAGAAGAAGAAATGGGATAACCTCATACTTCACGCTGACACTCTCCAGCTCCGGCCTTGGTACATCAACTCCACGCCACAGGGTATCTATGCGTTTGATCTTAGTAACAGATCAGTGCCAGTGTGGGAACACCGGACTATGCCCATCACTACCGACTTTGCTAACAAGCAAAAAACCCTGAAAATTGTGGGGTTTTTACACATATCGGAGGGGATCAAACTTGCCGATCTATCCGTATAAGTGTGAGTTCTGTGCCAACTATTTGGAAATCGAGCGATCGGTAGATGAAGATCGCCCAAACCCTGCGTGTAATTACTGCGGGGTTCAGATGACTCGTGTATGGTCAGCGCCAGGAATTCAATTTCGAGGATCAGGTTTTTACTCGACAGATAATTAGTGAGCCAGTTTACTTGGTCGTAGCTCAGGACCCTTACGGGAAATTTCTTTCGCCGCACTACCTAGTGTAGCACGATCTCCTAATTCTCGCCGATGAAAAAAGGCCCCGCATTTTTAGTGCGGAGCCTTTGAGATAAGAGTTGCCGGAGATGAAGGTACAGCTTCCCTTACCGTTGGGTAAAGCATATATTCAGATATAGAGAATAGTCAAATCGGAGGATATATCTATCCGCCGATCTCCTCATTCTCGCCGCCGTAACTAATACCAGTGGCGCTCGTACCACCTGCTGAGAGCGCGACACGCGCTGCCTCCGTAGCGATGATCGAGATACCTAAGACCTCGTAAGATCTGGAGGTCAGGGCGTTTACTCTTCTCTCCAAGTCGCTGAGCAATTCCGTAAGCGCTCGATCGCGGGTTATCCGCGAGGTGATCAAACCGGCTCTCACCGGCCCATAAGGTGATAAGGCAGCTAACTTCTTTTGGCGTATATCCGAGAGCCTTACTATATTCTCTGGCAAGTCTTTCATTCCTTTTCTTCTCCTTCCAAGTAGCCTTCGTTCGTTCGATAGTGGGGGCGGGAGATGGCTTTGGCGGATCAAACTTCTTCGCCGTCCATTCCTCCCCGTGGGGAAGCAAGATAAAGGCTAGTGCCAGGGCCAAGAAGGCCGCCAGCACTAGCCGTCTAGTGTTATTCACTTCTTCAGTCTATCCTCATACTCCAGGATCGCCCAACTGATCAGGCATACGATAGTAGTACCGACATATATCTCGATCACTCCTGGCCCTCCCGTATTTGAGAGAGGGCATAGGCCATTCGCTTCAGATTCTGGACAGCGAGATCACTCTCGCCCCGTTCTAGCTGCTGGAGGGCGAGGGTTCCCGTGAGCTTCGCCTTCTCCTCCCAGTAAATGTCGGGGATCATAATTCCTCCGATCGTGGGCAGTCTTCCGCTAGTTGCCCTTGCTCTGGGTCTTCGCATATACACCAGCCAAACCGCTCCACCTGAGTAGCGTGGGTCAGATTCGCCAGCTCTTCCCAGGATATATCTTCTATCGTTCCCATTACTTTCCCTCTCTCTCGCAGGCGTGCGGAGGAATGTCGTACCACTCCGCTAGGCTCTTCACTTTATTTCCATACCACTTTTGGCATTTCTCGCAGGTTCCTATCAGGATCATTACCATTCCAACCTTTCTTCCATCATTCGATCGTATGCTTCATCAGGATCGGGTTCTCCGCATCCGCACTCGGTAGGTATCCGTTCGCACCGCTCACAGATATCTTCCTTCCCTAGTGAATAGGGGTCTTCTAGTATCGGGCCGCTCATTCTCCAGCACTCCATTCTTCATATTGTTGCTTCTCTCTATTCCATACGCAATACCCGCCGCAGGAACATTCACCTATTCCTGGAACATAATCGCTATAAATATATTGATGTTTATGATCGCTCATTAGATCACTACCTTTTCGCACTCGGCGCAGGTAAACCCATCAGGATAACCTTCTGCTTCTGCTGCTTCAGCATCGTTAGAATCTTTTCCGCACTCCAGGCAGATCATTCCATCGCTAGTCTGGTATCCGATTACTTCGATTCCTTCCCAGGAATAAGAGCTATCGAGGAATTCCTGAGAGCTATCATCGAGATCAAAGGATGGGAATTCCATCTTCTCTAACACGCTTCTCATATCGTCAGTATCGATTAGATAGGTAAATCTCATCTCCAGCTTATGCTTAGGCATTACGCGATCCCCCTCTCAATGTCGGTGGCGTTCATTAGCTGGAGATACTCTCCTAGTAATTGAGCCGCCTTTTCATCCCTGGAATAGACATAACTTTGATCATTCATCAGCTTGTATGGTGGATACCATACGCCGTTGATATAAGTAGTACCTTCTGGGAATCTAGCCCATTCAGAATCCATATCCCAGTACCATCCCTTATCGCTATCGTAAGTAATAATAAAGTGGTGCTGGCTCATTACGCTTCCGCCTTTACTCTGGCGATGCGGAATGATCCTGGATCATTCGATCGATAGTCGGCCAGTATCTCCAGAGCTTCCTTCTTCGATGCGGCCGTATATACCGGCTCCCATCCGTTCCAGTAAAGGCCCTGGACTTCATAGTCATATTTATTCATCAGATATTCTCCATCTCTTCCTGGCAGTCACTTTCCCCGTGTAGATCGATCCATTCAGTCGAATTAGGAGAGTAGTAGCTGATCTCCCATCCGCATTGAGAGCAAACATAGTAACCTTGATCCTGGCGTTCGAGCCGGTACTCTCTACTAGGCTTCACGCGTTTACCTTCTCAGCGCAGTGATTCCAGCAATTCCCGCAGTCAGCGCAGTGATCTAATTGTGATCCTGGATCGTAACCAGCTCCGCAGGTATCGCACTCGCCTTCCGGCTCCCAGGTAGCGTAGTAATCTCCCTCTACTTCGCGTAGTCCGGTATAGATCACTATCTGCCCGTCTAGATCTTTATCGATGGCATAACCCAGGCATAACTTCGCTAGCTCAGATCGGAATTGATATCCCGATATCTTATTTTCGCTCATTACGCGATCACCTTCTCAATGGCATCTTTGGGGATATCAAACTTCCCGCTCGATAGGAATACAGCTTCTTCATCCTCTTCGAGATTCATTATCGCAGCTTCGCGGCCAGTCATACTATCGATATAGCGATAGCCTTCTCGCTCCAACTCGCGGCAGATATCGCGCAGTTGCTTCTCGATGATGCTTCCATCGATATCGATCCATTCATCATCACCATCGTATCCTTCTACGCTGAAGGAATTCCAGTGAGTATTATGGTAGCCGAAAGAATTACGGTTGAGAGTAATATAGGCGCAGCCTACGGGCCAGGTCAGTGAGCTATCTTCCTGCCGCGTAAGGCGGCCGTAAATAGCTACGCCATCGCCCTGGCAGTGATTCAGTGAAAATCGTACTTCGAGATCAGTAGGAAGATGACCTAACTTTTCTTCTAATCTAGAAGTCAGATAATCTTTGACTTCATCGCTATCCATAACTTCATATAGGAATTCCTGATATTCCCGGATAGCTCTCTCTCGCGCATCACCTTCTAATTCCTGGAAGGTATATCGCCTTACCGTGTAGTACTTCATCTCTTCATCTCCATCCCGCATTAGGACATTCGCCTAATATGCGGCCACCTTCCAGGGATATCGCTAGCCCTGGAAGATAGTCGCGTATTACGCCTTTCGCATAGGCATCAGTAACGCCCTCCAGGTTACTTTATTGCCCTCCAGGCCGATGATAATCGGCTTCTTTTCATCGATAAATTCGATCGTCACGCTGCCCTTCTTCCCTACGATCTTCGCGTAATCGGCAAAGAAGGAAGGGTTCAGAGTGATATTCGCCAGAGCTACACGCGGTTGATCTTCCGCGGGCCATAGTTGATCAGTGGGAGGGTAGGTACCATCAAAGGCGCGAAAGGATACTTCCTGATCCAGATAGCGGGCCGTTACGCGATCACCATCGCGTTCGATCGTCATAAAGATATTGATACCCTTCGCCGCCTTCGCTAACGCGATGATCTTCTTCGCATCATCGACAGGAATTACCGTGGCAGGTAGTGATCCCGCCATATTCTCCACTTGCTCTACTTTCCCTTCTATCAAGCGATAGCGATCGGTAGCCTTAGCGATCACTTGATCGCCTTCCGATACGATCGAGATCGTGTTGAGTAGGGGCAGGCTCTTATCCTTGCCCGCGTGGGTAATTACTCCCTCTAATAGCTCTAATAAGGTGCCCGCGTGAATTGCTACCGTGCCGGTAGTCTTCGCCGCTTTATCTTCTAGTGATGCCTTCATCTCTTTTCCTTTCCTATTGATCTCGCCAGTGGGGTTAGATGATGACCAGCTAACCGTATCGACCATATCTTCATCGCGTAATTGTGCGCTCATATCTTTTCCTTCATCTCTTATTCATCGCCGCCCCTATGGCAGCGATGCCGTATCGGTAAGGATACGATCTAAGGCAGGGAATATCAAGCATCCCTGCCCTAGCTCTTAGCCTTATCGGTAGCCGATTAGGTGGCACACTCTCCCTTCTATCGTGTCGCGACATTCGCCATATACCGGCTCTAGGAATATCGCCGCGGCCAGGATAGTCAAGGCCAGGGCCGCCAGGAGGGCTAGTAATATCTTTTCCTGGCGCATCATTGACCTACCTGGATGCCCGCATAGCGGGCCATAGTGTCTAGGGCGATATGGATATCGCAGCGGCATTGATCGCCGCCCATATTTTCCTCATATTCCAGGTGAGAGTAGTTACTCTCATAAATCTCGTTTATCAATTCCTGGAGAGTGTCGCGCATCATTCCTCCGCACAATCGCATAGATGGCCGCAGGTATAGCAAACATAACCGCATCCCCAGGCCGTGTTATACCCGTACACGCGGCGGCCATCGCCGCCTATAAAGGTGTACCAGCGGCCCGCGGCGTCCATCGCCGCCC